TCCCTAAGTGCTTTGGCTTAGGGGCAGTTCTATTGCCCTTGTATGGGGCAGTTATAGCTACCTCATTTCTGAAGTTACTATGCCCTGTAAGATATCCTTGATATGTTTCAGCTTCAATATCTTCCCAGAGCATAGTCTCCAAAAACTTAGCTGTCCTAGCGATAGCAATCTTCTCAGATTCCTTCTCCGCACCAAACCCTACGCGATATGAAATAATATCGCCATCAACTAAGACATGAGGCACTATAGAGCCTCTTCTTCTTCACTTTCTGGGTTATATTCAACCAAGTCAGTGATAGTCAGCTTCTTCAACGAAGGGCTAACGCCACTCTTTCCCTTAAACGTCCAGTCATAGGTAGACACAATCGCCTTAGCCTTGCTGCCGTTGGCTATGCGAAAGTCTTTAGCAATCTCCTCGCCTTCTTTGTTAAAGGCAGTAATTGCATAATTACTCTTGCAAGTGATGTAATTACCCTCATCTGGTCGATTCTCAGCATTACTCAGTACGTTAATACCTAGCTCTTTCAAAGCATCTACAGCCTTTGATGACAAGTTAGAGAGGTTTACTGTATATTGCTCTTTATCTGAAACCGGGTTAGGTACTTGCAAGCAAGCCCAATACACATCTGCTAATACTGAAACACTTTTACCTGCGCTCATAATAACTCCTTAGTTAATTTAGTTACAATTTAGTGTACTTCTGCCCAGGTTTGCCCTACTTTATACTCAGCCCCCACTGGGCACCTGAAGTTGAGTATTTTTCCTGCCTCTGCTGCTGAATGTACAACGATTTTACCTACCTGTTCACCGAAGTTAGCAGAAGTTTCTATCTGCACCTCATCATGTACCCACGCTACTATCTTACATGGTATCTTAGCCGCTGTCAAGTTCTTTTTAATCTGTATAAGCCAGACTTTACTGATAATAGCCCCTGCGGACTGTAATAGCGTATTCAGGGCCGAATGAGCAGACCTAATTTGTAATCTGTAGCCACCTAGTCCCCGTATACTACCTTTACCTGCCGCTGCCTCAACTTTAGATCGTAACGAAGCGAATGACGGCACAGCCTTAAAGAAATTACTAAGAATCTGTTGTCCTTCCTTCGCAGAACCACCTACAATTGACCCAATCTTAGATGGAGATGCCCCATATAGAGTGGCATAAAGCACCGTCTTTGCAATATCTCTGGAAGCAACCCCAAAAGCTTCTTGATTTCGGGTATGAACGTCCCCATTAACAACCTCATTTATGTAATCCACGTCGTTAAGATAATGAGCAAAACAGCGTAGTTCAATACCGCTAAGATCCACCCCAACCAGAACATTTCCGGAACCCACCGTCCAACAATTACGAAACTCACGCCCATATGGCGCTCTGGTAGCCGGAACCTGAGCCATATTAGGACTATGGTGAGTTGCCCTGCCAGTAACAGCCCCAAAAGTAATAACACGACCATGTACCCTCCCATCTGATTGACAATATTCGAGCCAAGAATCCAACTGTGCTGCCCTCTTTTGAAGCATTAAATACCGTGCAATAGTCTTGGCCTCCGGTATATCCATATTTTCTAGCGTTGTTTCGTCTACAATTGTATGCCCTTTCTCGGTATGCTTCTCCGGCTTCCACCCACGCTCCATAAGGCGTTTAGCTATCTGTTGACGGCTACCTACATTGAACACCTCTACATCGTCTTTAAGAGGCCTTCCCGTCCTTTCTGAGACCCTTTTAGTAACTATGGGTGGAAAGGTGTCTTGTAAGGATGCTTCAATGTTCGCCATCTCTGTCCGAATATCTGCTAATAATGTCATGGAATAGGGAATATCCAGTTTAAACCCAGTACGCTCCTGTTCTGATATAATAGCCTGCACCCGGTGTTCAATTTCTACTGCCTGTTCATGTATCGTGAACGCCTCCAATTCCTGAACAAGGGAATCATACACTTTAGCGGTTACTTTTACGTCCTGTATACAGTAATCAATCATCTCCTGGCAAAGACCCCCGTCATAGTCCTTAAAATCTCCCTTTGGAAAGTTAAGGATTTTACCCCAGTTTGCTAGACTATGTCCTCCTTCACGGCCCGCCCTGCACAACCTGGATAACACTAAGGTATCCTTACATTGTCGCAAGACGATCTTGGTTCCCCATAGCTTGTTTAAGAGATGACAATCAAAACCAATAATGTTATGGCCAATAATAATGTCGCAAGAATTAAGGTAGTCATTTAACTCCTCCTTGTCCTTCTCTAACCATGTAAGAACCTCTCCTGTATCCTTGTTCATAGTAACGCAGCACCAGATAGTGTCCCACTTGGTGTTAGTCTCTATATCTAATATAATAGTTGTCATTTAATAATAAAATGCAAGTGTTTTTAACCGATTTCTGTGGATATTGTAGGGTTTTTGTAAGCAGTTGTTACCTCCGTCCATCCAGCGAAATACATATTTTCTGTGCCGTTGCTACATTTACCATACATACCATCCATGTGGTGGAATTTATATACACGATCTAGGCTACCTTCTAAAGCATCTGGTGGAATCTGTGGGTTTTCTAGTAGTTTAAAGTAAGAACCATTTGGTAGTTCATAAAGTTTAGTCATACTTATCTCCTTTAAATTTACAGCGAAGAATCCGTAATCTCATTCATTCGTCCTGTGTCCTTATTATACAGCAAAGCAGAACAATTAGGGCTAGTAAGTCCAGAAAATCTGTTCTTTAATATGGAAACACGGGTAGTGTTGCGTTCTATGGCCTCCTCATGCTGCCCATTACGCACTAATCCTATCACAATATCACTCAATTGTCCAATACTACCTGACCCACGAAGCTGAGACAATGTTGTAGCAGCACCCTCCTCATGCCCTTTACTCTCCGGGCGCTTAAGATGGGATACAGCAATAAGACAAATTCCAGTTTCTTGGACCAGCATCCGTAGCTTTGTCATAAGTTCGTCTATTGATTTTCTCTCATCACCGTTAGATTGTGCCGAAATTACCATACTAATATGATCTAGAAAGACATATTTACAGTCTGCCGCTTTAGCAAAGTACCGTATTCTGTTGATAACATTATCAATATCAGTAGACCCAAAATTGTCCCAGAAAAATAGCCTGTCAGTGCCCATAGTAGATTCAAAGGCACGTCGTAGTTCCTCCTCTGAGGCATACGTATCCGGTAAGTGTAGTGGGCGATTAAGGGATAAAGACATTATAGACTTAGCAGTACGGGGCACTGATTCTTCCATAAACATTAGGCCGATGTTCTCCTGTGTGGTTTGGATTAAATGCCACAGAATCTCCCGGAGGAATTGAGACTTGCCTAAACCGCTGCCAGCACACACAGTAACCAACTCTCCACCGCGCAGCCCATAGGTCAGGTCGTTAACACCCTGCCACGGGTAGAGTGCCATAGCCTTTTCAACTGGTTTATTGACAGCCTCCCACAAAGTAGACCCTGCTATGATTCCATCAGGAACCCACTGCTCTGCCGCCCACCACTGCTTAACATATTCTCCACCTTTCCCTGCTTTCAGGTAATCACAGGCATCCTTGAAACCCTGTACGTGCTTCAGTATCTTGCACTTGCTGCCTAGCACCTCTGCCACCTGATTTGCAGCAATAATACCTGGTTCGTCGTTATCAAAGCTAATAACAATAGACTCAAAAGACTGTAACCATTCGTAAGACTGTTTAATATCCTTTAAGGCAGACTGAGCACCGTTACGGATAGACACGTTGGGATACTTGCTGCCTGCCATCTGATAGCCCGCAAGGGCATCTAGTTCGCCCTCGTGTATGGTTACAGTGCGTCCTCCTTTTGCAAAGTAAGACTGGCCAAACAATACCGCCTGCTTCCAGTCCCCTGATACAGCAAACTGCTTCGTAGACACTGTACGGGTCTTAGAGGCCACGATTTCGCCTGATTCGTTGGTGTACGGATAGTGTTGTTTATCACCGTCCGCGGTCACCCCGTAAGACATACAGGTATCCTTGGTTATCCCTCGCTCTGAAATAGCTTTATAATCTCCTTTTGTCTCTATCTTCTTAGCTTCTTGCCATGGTATATCATTAGGCATATCGTCTAAACTACCTCGTATGTGATTATGGCATATATGACAGTATTCGTGACCATCGTCATATAGACTATTGCCATCACTGCTACCGCATTTCTTACATGGAATATGTTTTATAAATTTACTTTCATTCAATATAGTCATTGACAAACTCCTAAAAATATGATACCCTAAGAACTACTTAGTTAACTACATTGCTTCTATATTGTTAAATACATTAATAGATATTTATATTTATATATCTATATTGTTACTATGTAGTCTATTTAGACCTCGTTTTGTTCATTTTCAATATGAATATCTATGTCTTCGGTTTCCTGGATATCTGTTGTACTCATTAAGTCCATACGTTCTCTGTAGACTAAGTCTTCCCGAACAGTCTTAAAACAACGGTTGCATAGGTCATAAAACTCCATTGTCACGATGGAACGTCTAGTAGCCTCAAAATCAGTTAGGGCGCAATTACACGATAAACAACGCATCTTAGCTACCTCCCACGCTTGACCATGTAGATAGTGCCTTGTGGGGCACTGTGGTGGGTTTAAATGGCATTTTAATCATCTTCTTCTCCTGTATCTACTAGATATTCTGGAAACTGCAAGGAATCGTCCCAAGGAATATCATCGTCTGTGTCATAGGGTATACGTTCTTCCATTATTTAGACTCAAACTCAGGTTTATATGGCTTTCGTGCTTCTCTAATTAGTTTTCGCAGAATGGGGAGGTTTAACTTGATATGTTCATCGCCTAATACATTTTCCCAACCCGCTCGTTTACAAATATCAATGATTTCGTCATCGTAGATTCCGGACTTCGCCATTTCTTCATATGCAAAGTCATATCCATGGTCAAAACCAACATTATATTGTTCTTCTTCAGATTCTTTAGAAAAGTCATTTTCATTCATTTAATTTTCCTCCGTTCTGGCAATATATCCCTTCTTAAACCAATAAAAACGGTCATATTCTGTATCTGATAGCGGGGTTATACTATCTAGTACGTCAATGCCGGTTAAAGATTTAAAGGCATCCTCAACCTCGAAAGACGCTGGCAATATCCCAGATAATTTATTTTTCATTTGATGGTGTTTCATATGGTGTTTTCCTTTATTCTATCATTTATAATCTTTAAATCTAATTGTACCTTATCAATCCCATACAAATCAACATAATACTGGTATGTTCTAAGACAGAAATGATAATCAGCCTCAGCGAAAGCTAAACTAATATCTTCTTCGCTGATTGGGGCAAACAGTTCAGTAATCATATACTTCACCTGCGTCTAGTTCTGCCTCATTAGTCCAGTATTTAATTAGTAAGTCTTGAAGATGTGTGCCCAAGGCCCCCCCGTTCTTCATTAATGCTAACTGTTCCAATTGTTTATAGTCTATTTCTGCATTGATAAAGAATAGCTCTATATTTTTAGCACTAAAAGGAAAGCACTTTTCACCGGGCAGCAGCAAAGATAACGCCATCGACTTTATTGCGCTTTGTCTTTTTTCGGCCCTAATCTCGCTGTTTTCGTATTTGCGTAGTTCGTATGATTCAAAATCAAAGTAGTGCATCATTTTAATTACTCCTATAATGGTTTATTTAACTTGCCACGGCGCTTTGCCTTCACACATCGCAATAAACATTTCTTTCTGAGCAGCCCTTGCAGCATCCCTGGCAGCATCCGCAGCGGCCCTTGCAGCTGCCAACGAAGCAACCCATGCAGCATCCGCAGCGGCCCTTGCAGCTGCCAACGAAGCAGCAGCCGCAGCAGCCATCGCAGCATCCGCAGCATCCCCCGCAGCATCCGCAGCACTCCACGCAGCATCCCCCGCAGCGGCCCTTGCAGCAGCCCTTGCAGCCCACGAAGCAGCCCATGCAGCATCCGCAGCGGCCCTTGCAGCAGCCCTTGCAGCCCACGCAGCATCCCCCGCAGCAGCAGCTAACTCTTCATCTGTTGCAAGACCTAAAGCATGGTTTTGTGCTACTAGTAAAGCATTTTTACTGCGTTCGTCGGTCATCAAGTGCTCTACTTGTTTAGCGCACCATACCGCAAACATTCTAATTGTAGATTCCCAGTCCTTCGGCGCTGCCCTCAGACACCACAACGCATCATCTAAGCCGTTAGATCCTAAAATAGTAAGAAAAGACAATGGTGCGTCGTCTGATTTTGTTTTTTCTAAGTGTTTTAATAGCTTTTCCCATCCATAGCTACAGGGACTGTGTAGACGTATTTCGTTTAGTGTTGTATACATCATTTTAATTACTCCTTAATGGTTGAAGTGGTAGCTAATCCTTGTAATATCAGTAAATCAGCACAATCTGATGACTTAATATTGCCGTAATTGTCCTCCAAGCTTTCGTCTTGCGCTGACCAAAAAGAAGAATTTGGCACTGTTACACCGATTGCAGTTAGTGCTACTAACTCATTCAAAACCCGTGTATTAAATTCTGTAAACATTTTAATTACTCCTCATCAAGGTGTGCGATCATGTTATCAATCCATAACAATCTGCTTTTTTTGCTGTCGAAATTAAGCAATTCTTCTTCACATGCGTCGCATAGGCCGGGTATTGAGGGACAAAGGCCCTTACTTGATAAATACCAATCTTCTAGTGTAGTCCAGCTACCCAGCATACTTTTAATCCAGTCTTTTAAGTCGTGAACAAGGCAGTTACTCTCTGCCCCTTTGGCCTTATCAATGGCGTGACATATAAAATATTCCTGACCACTGGCAATGTATTCTCTAGTCTTTCTTAAAAGTATTACACATTCTTTAGCATGGGTTCGCATCACGATCTCCTAAAATTGTGGTGTTCAATAGTGAATTTACCTGATCTTGTTCTTTTTTAGGCAACCACCCGTATTTTCGCCATAAATTCTCAACCGGGACAAATCCATTGTAAGGTACACCACCTAGTAAAGTCAAGTGCTTGGGCGGGTTAGCCGGGTCAATGTTGTTAATCTTTTTCATGTTGTATACACCGTAATTGTTTGAAAAGAAGGTCATTATATTCTTCCAGTTCACTGGGTACGCTATAATACTCCAATACTTTAGAGATTGCGGCAGCATAGCATACTGTGTCGTAAAAGTTTAAACGGCCACCAGTATCCACAACATCTACCAACATATGAGTTAATGTTTCCTGAAGATATTTTACGACTATTTCACAAACTTGATCGTCCTCTCCCTCAATATCCACATTAATTACTTGATTAATAATCATTTTATTTGCTCCTATTAAAAAGGTGTGTTCGGGATTGACAGGGCTAACTCAATACCTAGGGCAACCGCTAAAAGTATTGCTATTAGATAGTCTCTTACAGTGTTATTGCTCATTTCCTTACTCCTATAATGGTTTATTAAACTCGAACAGGCATAACAACACACTTATACCCATTGCCTTGTACTAGCAGAGATTGATTATTATTACCAAAAAAGAATTGTGAATCGGTTCCGGTACATTCCAGGATGTTGCGTAGATAGTCTACGTTAAATGCGATCTTAACAGGGGCGCTAGACCCGAGCGGGAATGAAAACTGGTTTGTTGCTGGCCCAACCACAAGATTTTCGCCCTCAAATAGTGCAGTAACAAACTTAGACCCTCTTTTCAATTCCTTTAATACTACCTTTATGCCAGCAATGGAATCTAGAATTTTTGGGAATACCGTGGGTTCTTTGTAATCAGGCAACACGCTACGGTACTTTGGGAAAGTACCATCTACTGCTTGCATGAGCGCAGTAAGGCCATTGGCTGTGACTACCTTTATCCATTGTGGATAAAAGTATATAGAAGCTCCCCTACTACTTGTAATTATGCCGATTAAATCACTGGGCATTATAACGCTTTCTGCCTTATCTATTGGGCTAAGGCATTGCTTAACGTGCAGCCGATGTCCATCAGTGGCAACCAGCGTGCCTGTGGATAACTCAAAAAACACACCGTTGAGAACGTATCGGACATCTTTAACACCGCTTGCAAGAGAGACATTCTTTAAAGATTGTACGCCCTCCTCATCTACTGTAATGCTGTGTGGTGTAGTAAAACCACCATCATATAGACATAATGGATAATCATCTATATTTTCATTAGTAATTGGGACAGGCATTACTATTTCCGACGTATTAAGGGACTGCGTAGTATATAGCCCTTCCGGAAGATCGCATGGCGTGGACAACCACATATCCATGTCAGAAGATAACATTACACCATCGCGAACGTATACATTGTTAAGAATTGGAAACTCTTTACGTGTGCTTGCAAGTTTAATTACTGCTTTCTGCGCTTTAGTCATTTTCATGTCATGTTTTCCTTTGATTTAGAATTAATGGTTTAGTAATTTTAATCTTACACGCTTATCAGCTTTCCTGCTTTAAGTATTTTATCAGCAGCCCCAAATATCTTTTGGGCGGACTTTTCAGGAATGGTGGCACCTTGAAGCCAGCTTTGAATATAATCACGGCTTTCTGCTTGCCCTGGTAATCCCAATAAGGTACATAGTAAATAAGCTACCCCTTCCGCTTCAGCTTCTTTTATACTCTTTGGGGTTTTGTCATTATCTGACATTAGGTTCTCTACCGTATGGCCTAAAACAACGTGGGCCAATTCGTGAAAGCGTGTTTTGTGTGGCAATACTGCTAAAGGATTAATCGCGATCATCTTGCTATCCGCATACCCTTGGCAATTGCCATCGATCAGATTAAATCTTCCTTCTGTTATTTCTAGAGCAAGAAGAGCTGCATTTTTATCCCACACCGGGATCGTTACTTCATTTTGATAATCTTCGCCTTCTGTTTGATCTAAAGAGAACCAGTTATTGCGCCAAACAAAGCGGTTAAACGTAAATTCTTCGTCGCCTTTTGTGGTGTGTTTGGTGCCTTTCATGCTAACAGGCATACAGAGTGCAAGGGCCTTTTCACCCTTTTTTACATTACGACCCTTTTCTTTCCAAGCCCTGAATGATGCAATGGGGGCGATTGGCAGTCCTTTTGACTCAAGCTGAAACGCCGCTGCAAGCTGATTACCTAAGCTGTACGAATGAAAGGCCGAATAGCCAGCGGATAATTTTCCGGGTTCAGTAATGGCTGATTGCAAGATCGTTACCCATGCTGTTTTGTCCGTATTAATATCGTATGTCATGATATTTTCCTTTTCGTTGGTTGTTGAGTTGATGACTAATCATACCATTATTGGAAATGCTGTAAATAGGTAAAACCGATTATTTTAGACTATCAAACAATGTGCTTGATATATGTCAAGAAAGGGAACAAGTAGTTATCCGCCTAAGCAATGTTGGCACGGTTCATGCTATTCCTTATATATAGGTAAGATCGGTTCAGGGCCATGCGGGACGGGGTGGACGGTTCAGTATTGGGGAGTAGCGGGTTGGTGCAGAGTGACGTAAGTCCTTGATTAAATGCTATGGGTAATAACCTAGAGTTATCAAGGACTTATACGTGATAGCTTTTAGTTATCAGGGCCTATGCTAACACAAGTGGACTACACACAACCTATTGAATACTATACAGAACCTATACAGCACGCACCCATTGTTTTGAAATCGTTTGTCATGATTAATTCCTTGTTAAATTATTTGCCCGACCACTTTTTAATATATCTTTTGATTTTGTTGTAATCAGATTTCGATACTGTTTCGCCGTTGTATTCACGCTCACCTTCATCAACTAAATCAATTTCGTGTTGTGCTCTAAATACCATATGATCAATGCTCTCAGGCATATCACAAGGATCAATCATTACTTCAGGAAGATTGCAATATTCTTCGTATGCTTTGTTATAAAGTTTGTTGTCCATTTTCAATTCCTTAATAAACCTGCAAAGTAAGACTATAACACAAAGTTAGATTCTTGTGTCAACATTTATTTATCTAGGTGTTTTCCTTATCACTAGGTATACAATCAAGATACACCCTGTTGGGAAGTGTGTAGACAATGTATAGACAAACAACCGAGATAATCAGGACTGTATAGACAGCCAGTGCTGTATAGATGATCAGTACTGTGTTTATACCCAGTGCAGGGGCAAAAAACTGTAGAATAATTGTTTTTAGACGCTACATTTAACGCTGCTGTAACTTTTGAGAATAGGGGTCTATGACTTTAACGCTGCTGTAACTTTTAAGAACAGGGGCCTATGATTTTAACGCTGCTGTAACTTTTGAGAATAGGGGTCTATACAGACTAATGAGTACTGAGGTGTACTCGTAGCCCTGAGCAGGCTACTGATCTGTTCTCTTTAGCCCTTTGGGGACTATATAGTACTACTTAGATTCGTCTTTAATCCTTCAAAGCTTCTAAATAGATAAAAACTTAAATAATAGTTATATTTAGTTTTTAATTACTGAAGATTACTGATGTTGTTACTTTGAATCTGCATCAAACTATACAGTACATATTGTAGCATACTTTTGTCTAAAAGTCAATAGTTATTTATGTCTACCCCTAAATATTGTTCTACCTGTTGTAAATTAACAACACTATTCATCTATTTGTGTATTATTTGTCTATTACAGTAAATAAAGCTTGACTTTTAAATAAAAGTATGATACAATGTATTATAGTTAAATATATTAGGGAAGACTATGCCACGGCGTAGAAAGAAAAGAAGTTTAGAAACAGCAGGTAAGTGGTGGAGTGAATCCCAGAAGATAGAGGCTGTGACCACCTGGTTGGCCTTGGGTAATCTCGCACAATCCGCTGCAGTACTGGATATACCTATTGCTACCATTAAACGCTGGCGTTATAGCGATTGGTGGAAAAAGATCGAAGAAGATTTAAGGCAGGAAGAGAGCTTAGGATTAAATGCTCGCCTGAAGAAGGTTATCTCTAAAGCCTTAGATGTTACTGAAGATCGTTTAAGTAATGGTAATTATCAATTTAATCAAAAGACTGGTGAATTGGTACGGGTGCCTGTAAACATTAAGGATGCCTCCAGGGTTGCCAATGATATGATGAATCGTTCAGATATTATTGAAGAAAAGCCCATACAGCAACAGATTGAAAAGACAGTAGATGATCGCTTGGCTAAGTTGGCCGAAGACTTTAAGCGGTTTGCTACTGCCAAAGAAGTTAAGTCAGAACCCTTAACTATTGATATGGTAAAGTAATTGGACTTATCTTCTGAAGTAGTTGAGGGCTTTGTTAATGCCTGCTTAATTAAGAACTTTGACCATGCCACAGCAACACCTGATTTCCATAGGGAACTTTGGAAGTTATGTTGTGGTGAAGAGAAGTTTGTAGCTATAGCTGCTCCTCGTGGGCATGGTAAGTCTACAGCAGTAACATATGCTTATCTACTGACAGAATTGTTATTCAGGCAGTCTAAGTATGCCTTGATTGTCTCAGATAGTTTCTCTCAAGCGGGTTTATTCCTTGGAGATATTATAAAGGAACTTCGGGACAATGAAGATATACACGGTCTATTTGGTGATATAGAATTCGTTAAATCTACAGAAGATGATATTATCTGTAGGTTTACAGACGGACATCAATTCAGGGTTCAAGCTCGTGGGGCAGAACAAAAGCTACGTGGATTGAAGTGGCTCAATCGTAGACCTGACTTAATCATCTGTGATGATATGGAGTCTGATGAGCAGGTATTAAATAAGGATCGTAGGGAGAAGTTTAGACGTTGGTTCTATTCTGCTCTTATTCCTTGCTTATCTGTAACTGGTAAAATTAGAGCCGTAGGAACTATCCTACATTTAGATTCTTTGTTAGAAAGATTAATGCCAGAATCTCAGTTAGCTGCCTTAGGCAGTGTACGACTAAGAGAACTAGTCACTGAGGAATTACGGCAATACACCAAGTATAGAACACCTTGGCACTCTATTAAGTATAAGGCCCATAATGAGGATTTCTCTCAGATACTCTGGCCTGATAGGTGGACTAAGGAAGCCTTGGTGGAACGGAAAGCACAGTATGCCCAACAGGGTTTGTCTGATGCCTATAGCCAGGAAATGTTGAATACTCCCCTTGATGAAGGTAATGCTTTCTTCAAGAAGTCTGATTTTGTCCACCTCAAGGATACAGATCGGAAGAAGAGCTTAAACTATTATATTGCTTGTGACTTAGCTATTTCACAAAAGCAGAGAAGTGATTACAGTGTTTTTGCTGTGGCAGGAATGGATGACGAAGGACGCTTGCAGTGTGTAAACATCATTCGCGATAGAATGGATGCAATGCAGCTAGTAGAAACCATTCTTGCACTACAGCGCCTTTATAAGCCGATACTCTTTGGAATTGAGGCTGGTATCATCCAGAAGTCAATAGGGCCGTACCTTAACGAAGCTATGTTGAAGTCTGACACTTTTGTCAACACAGTATTACTCAAGCCTGCTGGTGACAAGTTAACTCGTGCCAGATCTATGCAAGCACGTATGAGAGCGGGTGCTGTTAAGTTTGATTCTTCTGCGGATTGGTATCAAGCATTTGAGGATGAGTTACTGCGGTTTCCTCGTGACCGACATGATGACCAAGTGGATGCTTGGGCGTATATTGGTTTAATGTTGGATCAGATGCAAACTGCGAACACACCTCAGGAAGAAGAGGACGAAGAGTATCGCCTTTCTTTAAAAGAACATGGTTATGACACTATTGGTCGTAACGAAACCACAGGGTATTAATGGACTTAAATACTAACCTTAATTTAGATGATATTGTCGAACTTCCGAACATTGTTTCGGTGTTGGACGAAGCCGACCTTAATACCATCAGCT